TAATTTAGTTAAATTACATCAAGAGAAAGATGAGCATTTTGTGCCTGAAGAATCTCTTGTGTCACGTAATATTGAAACCGCAGCTTTAACAAGTGAAAACGTTTTAGAAAGTGCGGCTGTTTCAATGGCAATTCCTGCACCTGCACCCGTTCCAGAGAAGAAGGTCGAAAATAAACAGTCTTTATTGACTCGCATACTGGCAAAATTAAAAGCAATTTTTGCTGATAAACCAGTGGTGGAAGAGAAGTCAAAAGGAAATCGTCCTAAGAGTAACCGTAATCGCCGTCAACAAGAACGTCGTAATCAACGTCGTTCACGTGCAGAGAATGTGGAGCGTGATAGCAATACGAAACGTCAAGATGAGGTTGTTGAAGAAGTGATTCGTCCTCGTTCAGAACGTAATACTAAGCGTAATCGTAAGGCAAATCATGCGGTTGATACCGTATCTGTAACGGAAAATACATTAGATACCGCTACTGTTGAGAGCGTTGAAGTGGAAAAAGTGGAGTCCGTTGCGCCACGTCGTCAACGTCGCGATCTGCGTAAAAAAGTCCGTATTAGCGATGATGCTCATGAAAGTGCATTGCCACTTGTCGAGACAGAAATAAGTATGCCTGAAGCAGAAATCGTGGTTGAGGAGACGGTTGTTGCAACAGAACTTGTGCCAGAAACTGTGCCTGTAGTTGAAGAAGGGGAAACAGAAAAACGCCGTGATAATAATCGTCGCCGTTTACCTCGTCATTTACGTGTGAATAATCAACGCCGTCGTCGTCAGAACCAAGAGTTTAAAGCACCAATGCCATTATTTGCTGCGGTAGCTTCTCCAGAGTTAGCAAGTGGTAAAGTATGGCCTGATTTCCAACCTGTTGTAGTAAAAGAAAACCAATTCTTATCGGTAGATGAGTTATTAGAACAACAACATCAGCCAAAAGAAAGCGCAGCAACGATTCCTGCACTTGATTTGGTGGCGGAAGGCAGTGAAAAAGGTGTATCACCATTTAATGGTTTCGTTGTACAGCCTGCGAATGAGTCGGTTGAAAAGAAAGTCAAACAATCGTTACAGCGTTTAGAAGAAGAGCAAGCTTTAGCCATTATGCAACCTTTATCGGTAGCAGATACTAAAATAGACGAAGCAGAAGAGGAAACCGAGCACAAGCCATTAAACGACGTTTCGACAGAACTCAGTGTGAAGGAGAAGACGAAAATAGACTTCCACAGTCGCCAGTAGAAGAAGTTGTTGAACAAGTCGAAATGCCTGCTCAAGGGGATGAAGTGAAGTCCATTAGTCGCATACAACGAAACTATCAGTTTAGTGGACGCTTAGGTACTATTTCGGCAGTGCCGCATACGACATCAGAAATGACGCTAGCTAAAGCAAGTGATGAGCCTCTTGAAATGTGCCAAATTGGCGTGTGGAGTGAGTCGCGTTACTATTTCCATGGCAAAGGTTCAGCAGGGCATCATAGTGCGATTAGCCACGTTTATGCAGGACCGACAAAAGCGGAGAATAAAGGCGAATAAGCACGGAGTTGTGATTTGCTATTAGACAACAAGATAGCAAGTAACGAATTGTTCTAAAATAAAGCAATTGAATAAAAATCCTTATTTAATTGCTTGACTTAGCAAGCTAAAATCCGTATTATTCACCACGCTTAAATCACGGAGGAATGGTCGAGTGGTTGAAGGCACCGGTCTTGAAAACCGGCGAGGGTTTACGCCCTCCGTGAGTTCGAATCTCACTTCCTCCGCCAAAGAATGTTGTAAGCCGTAAGTTAAGGGGCTGGAAAATCAATAACTTACGGCTTTTTTTATTTTCTAAAAAATTCACTTCATTATCATTGCCCGCTGTCAATGTTGACGTGTCTAAGAATGAGTTTGACGGGAATTTGACTTGATTCGCGTAGTTCAGTAAATGACCCGCGTTTAAGTGCGCGTATTTTTGAACCATCTCTATCGTCTCCCATCCGCCAAGCTCTTTTAGAACTAGAAGAGGTGTACCGCTCTGAACGTGCCAACTCGCCCACGTGTGGCGCAGATCGTGAAAGCGAAAGTCTTTGATATTCGCTTTTTCTGTCGCTCTATAGAATATATCGCGATCAATATCACTGACGAATTTTCCGTTGCCGCGGTGAAATACATAGTCTGACATTCGCTTTGTCTCTCTCATTCTTAGAAAACTCAACGCCTCTCGACTAAGCGGCAGCGCTCTAGCTCGTCCCGATTTTGCTACATCGCTTGTGACGATTGCGATTTTTCGAGAGAAATCGATTTTATCCCACGTCATTGATAGAATCTCTGTCATACGCGCGCCGGTCATAAGTGCGAACGAGCAGACGTCGCGCATCCAGTCAACGTATAAATTCTCTAAAAGCCGGCTTGCTTCTTCGTGCGTGATCCAGCGAATCCGCTTTTTCGGCTCTTCGTTTTTCTCAACGTATGGAATTGAATCTACCCAGCCCGCTTGCTTAGCTAGATTGAGCGCCCGCATAATAGAAGTGCGGTAGCGATTTGAGTGGACGGCGACACTTTCTCGCCGGTATTCGCATTAATCGTCGGCAAGTTGTTGTATATGTCATCGCTTGTTAAAGAACTGATTTTTTTATGACCGATAGCTTCTCGCCAGTACTTCGCGTGTCTGATTTTCGTTTCCAAGTCTTTCTGATGTTCAGCATCTTCAAGAAAACGAATCAGCGCGTGTTCTATTGTCCGCTCCGGTTGTTTATTGAGCTTTTCGACTGCCCACGCTTCGTGCTTCATTTTGTCGTGAAGCTCTTGCGCTAGTTTCTTTTCAGTCGTGCGACTAGAACATCGAATTCGCTCGCCGTTCGGCGTTGTGAAATCGATTTGCCAGACGCCATTTTTTGCTTTTCTGATCGACATTGTTGTTTCTCCTTGCCGATCTGTACGCACAGACGGCTATTATTATTTTCCTTTTCTATATTACGATCAAGATCTCTTTTATATATGCGCCACCCTCTGATCCCGACAATTTTAAAAAATCCGAGTTCTAGCTTGCGCGCATATACTGTGTTATAGCTCATTTTCAAGAGAGCTGCTGTTTCTTGTATAGTGAGCGTTTCTTCCATTCTTTATATCTCTAAATATCTCTAAAATAAAAAAGCCCGCATTAAGCGGACTTTCTTTTCTCATATTGTGTGAATGCGTAGATTGCGACTATCTCTAGTACTGCAATAATGAATAGTGTTATTGTCAATGTCATTCTCTATCTCCGAGTATCTCGCATAGCATCAAGCCAAGCTTGAGCGTCTTCTTCAGTTGAGAAAATCCCGCCGTTTTTTAATAAATTGAAATGATAAGTTGAATCTGTTTGAAATAAAAAAGAACAAACCTGCTCGTGCTGTTTGTTTAAGTCTAAGTAGAAAACTTTTTGACCCACCATCACCGCTTTTAGCGGACAAGGCAAAGTAAGTGTTACTGTTGGACGTGGTTCTTCCCACATTCCGACTATATCAAATGGATTTTCTAAATGCGGATATTTGTTATGTTCAAAAAAAGAAGAGCCATCAATCGTCCAAGAATTTCTCTCAAATTGTGTCTTGCTCTTGCCAATTTGAAATACACCTTGATATAAGAAAGTGTTGAACGGAAAGAACTTTGAATAATCAGCAGTTACATATCCTTTACTTCCATTTCTAAGCACCACTGGCTCACCAGCTAATGCTTTTTCTAAGTCAAATGCTTTCATTTTTTACTCTCCAGCTTGCTCATCAATAAGCTCATCAATCCATTCTCGAATTTCAGATTGGAAATTTTCTAACGAATTATTTTCATTAAAATAATCTGCTTCTTTTAACTTTACTCACCGCTGTTTTACTAAAGCATTTATAAAAAAGACGCTTTTCTTCAAACAAATCATCTTTTGAGATTGCGCATACTTTTCCTACGCCCTCTATACTTTTGTCTTGAATAAAACTATTAAAAAGAACGTCTTCTTGCTGCTTGTTTTCTACTACGATAGAAATCGTATATTTTTTTGGATATTCCATTTTTAGTCCTTTCTTTTAGATAATAAAAAAAACCGCACAATAAAGTGCGGTCGGTTTTCTTATGCTGCTTGCTGTAATTCAAATATTTTTGCGAGTTTTGTCAGCCCTTTTGCAGTTATTAATACACGCTCACAAAACTTTTTCTGTGCCATCATCACGCATTGCTACATGGATTTTATGTTCAAGTAATAGTTGTTGTAGTTTATCTTGATAAGCAATCCAATTAGAGTTACCAGGTCGTTTATAGATCCACTTTTGTGATGATAGGAAATCAAACAGAAATTTTGGTTTGATACCTAAGTGTTTAGCAGAATCAGTAATACACATTGATCCCTCTGCTTTAGTAGCTATGCGATCGAAAGCTGCCACAGTCGGTTTCATTTCTTCGACTTTATGCTCTAATACCAGAACTTTTTCAGTATAATTGTCTAGTAATCCACGTAAAGTTCGAGGGTCATTGAGCATTTGTATTGGATCAAGTGGTTGTCGGATTTGATTTTCTAATTCTTGCCAACGATCAACAAGTCGAGCGGTAAACTCAGGACAAAGTTGAGCAACAACAATATAAGTATCACGCTTAACCAAACGATATTCTGTTACGGTTTGACCAAGATGATTTTTAACTTCCACCAATGGTGTAAGTTGAATTAACCCTTTGTCTTGCAAGCGTTCAATCGTTCTTTTGACAGAATCATGACGAGCTTCTACAAGTTCAGCAATTTCACGACTGCTCATAGTTAAATTTTCATTGTTTAATGTAATTAATGTGTTCATATAAAAATTCCTATTATTTTGCATTAGAAATGTGGTGGTCAATTTGAGAGACGAGATCTAAAGCTGCCCAGAGCGTACCAGTAATAACTTGTTGAGATGATGCAAATCCACACGAGAGATCGTTTCCATCATTCAAAACAATTTGGATAAGTGATTTAGCTTGTTCGGTAAGTTTGTTGATTTCGTCTATCGTGTCGATGGATAGACTTCTAAAGGAATTGATATTTGACATATTTTTGTACCTCGATTTTTAGTAGTATCGCCATTTAGTAGGTGGCGGGCTTCAACTACCGAATCGAGTCGGCGGAGCTTATTTCCACAAGGGTATTGTATTAGGCTCTCTAGACCCGCCATAACTGGCAATACCTAAAATTCAGGTACAAAAAAACCGCATTTCTGTCGGGTGCGGATAGCCGCTCGATTTAGTAGTGCGGTTATCTTAATCCGAAAGAGAGTGGTTTGTCAAATAAACATTGTTGCGGTTATCCGCAAATAAAACTGCTGGATTATTCTTATTGAAGTGAAACATACGAGAACCGCAACATGCATCTAGAATCGGTTTGTTCTTCATCAGAATTGCCTTTCTAAAAATAAAAAGCCACAATCAAGTGGCTTGTTGGATTAAATAGGATACTGTCTTTTTCATACCATTACCCCTACAAAACGCATAACATTGTTAAATGGTTGTGATTTAAAAGCGTTATCCAACAGTTCACTGAACTTGATTTTTAATAATTCTTCGGCTTCTTTCGGTGTGTAGCGCGGAACTTTTTAAACAGTTGATTGGTTCGATATTTTTTAATTGTGGCCACACGCTTTTATCTGAAAGTAATGTGTTTTTTTCCATCAGCAAAGCGACTAAATCGACGTGTTTAATCTGCTTGATTTCTTCTTCTGTAAGTGTTGGCAACATATAGCGATGCTCAACAAGTTTCTCGAATTTTGCTTCCAGCGCGCAAAAATCAGGACACACTTTCTTGAGCGGTGTCGGAATATCTTTTACATACGCTTCATGAAAATCATGCATTAGCACGCGTAACTGCATATACGGTGAATAATCAAGATACTGAGCGATCTCAGCACAAAAAAGAGAATGACTTGCTACGCTATACGCTTCGCTCGCTTGACCCATAAAGCGATTTTCTAAGCTGAGATGATGCGCAATGTCTGTAATATTAATTTCGTTAAAATCGGGATTCTTATAGTCAATATACTTTCCCGAGTAAGTGTGAATCCACGCCATTTATTATTATTTCCTTTAAAAAAAAGCCCGCAAATAGCGGGCATATAAGGTTATTAAGAAAGAGATGCTTCAAAGAAATCTACTTTCTCAATGTTCTTTTGAAGATTTTCAATACTTGTATTAAAAGCATCTTCAATGACTTTTTCAGGATTGATTAATTCATACCAAAGCGACAAACGCGCATCGCGGATTCGATAGCGGATTTTTGCTTTAACTTGATAATAATCGCCGTTATGAAACGGTTGGATCCCAAGTACAATCTCTTCAGGCAAGCGTGTTTTTCCACCACTATTTTCATCTGTATAGGTAAAAGATAAAGTGCCATCGTTTAAGCGGTGAACTGATTTGAACTCTGACTTGCGAGTTTCTTCAAATGCAAGAACCATCGATAATAATTCCGCGCCGCTCACTATGTTCCCATCTGCCGCAATTGTGTGGATGTTGCGTTCAAGGAATGCACCGAACTCAATTTGCCCCATGGCTTCTTTGTTGTTATCTTCCCAAGACTGCCAGTCTTTAGATTTTTTAAACTGATAATTCGCAACGTGATCGCCCCATTTCGGATCGTTCGGCGAGCTGTGATAGTCAAAAACCGCTTTTGCTTCCAATTTTTCCAGATCGTAGAAAATTGAAGTGCCGTCAATTTTGAATTTATTGACATATTCAATGAACGACTTTTCAGAACTTACTGAAACTTTAGTTCGGATTCTGCTAGGATTTTCTTGTAAGCTTTCTAACGATTTAACATCGAAATTTTCTTCAAGAATAATCGACGGAATGTGTGAATTTACTGCTTTGCCGTTTGCTAGAATTTTTGCAATTTCATTTACTGCTTTTTCCATTTTTAAGTTTCCTCTAGAGTTAAAAAAGCCCAGTTTTTAAGCTGGGCGGTGGGTTAAAATCGGTTATTTAATTAAGCTGTTTTAAGCACTTTCAATTGACCGGCTGGTTTTTCTCCTACTGTTTTCAAATCCATTTTGATTTGATTTGGGTCATCAAACAAAACATCACCGTCAGCAGTCGAGAACACAATACTTTCTTCACGATCAAGCTCTGGAATTTTGCTAGAAACCATCGGTGTGATTTTGATTTGATTTTCTGTGCGAGTGTTTAACATTGAGATTTTCAAGTTAAGTGTTACAGAACCTTGTTTACGTGTATCGCGCACCGCTTTGATAACATTAGCAAGAACTTCTGTTAGTTCGTCGTTTAGTTCACCACGATTCAATTGTGATAACGTTGTCGAGAATTGGGTTTGTTTACTCATTTTTAATTGCTCCAGTTTATATAAAAAAACCACTTTCGCGGCTGTGATTTATTGCTACTTTAATGCATCTTTCAAGTTATTTACTGCTTTGTCTAACTCATCAACTGCGTCAATCTGTTGCTCTAATAATCGCGCAATCTTGCCTTTTGCTTGACACACTTGAAGAATTAAAGGATTTAATGTCTTACGAATATGATCACCGCTTGCTAACTCTTTTTTCTTTACTTCTGATAGCTTTAGAAGTTCTTGTGCCATCGCCTCCAGCTCTTCTGGCGATTTTTCTGTAATTGTTTTTTCTGATGTTTTAGTCATTTCTTCACTTTCCTTTTTTGTAATTTTTGGCGGTTTTTCTATTGCAATACATCTTGAGTGTATTGATTTTGAAAATCTGTTCTCGATACTGATCAATCCTTCAGATTCAAGATAAAGAATGATTTTTTCTAAGCTTGATTTATCAATTCTGCTCGCTTTCGCATTCTTCATTATGAAATCTTGCATAGAAACAGGCTTTTTGCTGTTTAAGACAAACTCTAAAAACAAGTTTTTCCATCTTGCTTGTGCTAATGTTAATTTAATATCCATTTTCTATCTCTTAACTTAGAACGGAATATTGTCACACTTAAATGCATCACCATACGGATCATGTTGCTGTGGTTCCGGTGGTGGATTGCTATTACCAGTGCCAGTAGTCTGCTTGCTATCAAGTAAGACGATCTTATCAGCGAGAATTTCTGTGATGTAGCGATCTTGCCCGTTTTGGTCTTGCCATTTTCGAGTTCGCAAACGACCTTCAATATAAACTTTTGAGCCTTTTTTCAAAAAACTGCGCGGCAATGTCTGCTTGTCGTTGATATAGCGTAATACGGTGCCACTCGACAACTTCGCGCTTTTCACCGCTTGCTTTATCAGCCCACACTTCACTTGTAGCCACGCTGATGTTGGTTACTGGATTGCCATTTGTCATTACTTTGTGATCGGGGTCTTGCCCTAAATTACCGACAATAATTACTTTATTAACTCCAGCCATTTATTCACCTCTTTGATTAATTTTTTCTTGTGTTGCCAAAGCATATGATTGCGCATATTCAAATTCATCTTTTGTCATATTGCGTGGCGTATCACTGTATAACTCTGAATATTCTTTTGCCGCTTTTTCGATTTCTTCACTCGAAATCTCATCGTTGATGTAAGAGATTGCACGATGTTGTTCGATTCTCTCAATTTCGTGTTTTACTTCACTAACGATAAAACCGAGAAATCCACATAAGCAGATTGTGATAAAAAGTAAGATTTTCTTTTTCATTTTCTTTCTCCAAAAAAAAAGCCCTCTTTCGAGGGCGGAGTGGTAATTAAAACTTATCAATAAAAAACACTCTTTGAGTGCGCTTTATTGATAGTTGCTTGGCTTTTTTTTACCTTGCCCAAGCTACAAGGCTTATGGTCACCACAACACATAAGGAATTGATTTTATTTTGTGCTAGCTGTATATTTTTAATACCACAACACAAAATAAGGATTAAGTTATGAAGAAATCAACAGCTGACTTTTTAGCTTATGAATTTGCAAAGGCTCATTATGATAAAGCTGGGTTAAACTTTCATAAAAGTAACGCAAAAGCCATCGGTGAGTTTATTGCCGCACTATCATCTGAATTTCAAGAAAAGCTCGATGATTTTTGATAGCGACACCGTAGAAAAAATTTTAAGAATTTTATCAAAATAAACGCTTTCTTAAGTTCTTCTGCAAAATTTAAAACATCACCTCTATCGCATTTTGCGTGATGTAAGATGGTTTCCCAAATTTGTTCTTTAACTTCTTTGGGTAGTTTGTTTTTATTTTCTTCAGCTTCAATAACAGTAATTACTACTTTCATATTTATATCCTTTTATCTGATTAATTCTCTACAACTCAATCTGCGTTTCTGTACAGCTCTTACTGTATTAACGCCTGACTGACCTTTATTGCAGTTATAATTCGCAATATCAGTTAGTTTTTTAGCTTTAACTGGAACATCAATCAAAGCCGCATTAATGCGATTAGATTGCTTTTTACTGCATAATTGCTTTTGTCTTTCGCCAAGACGCTTTGCTTGTTTTAGCATTTTTGATACTTTCATATCGTTTGCTCCTTTCTCTCTCATTTGAAAGCACACTCACTTGTTTAAATGCGCTTTTAAATAAGTCTTGATTTACTTCGCCAAGCGTGGAGGTCTTAATCAAGTAACCTTAATCCACTTAACCAAATTGTGTCGCAATCACAGACTACTTAATCAATAAGGCTATATTTGATTAACTTGTGATATGTAGATTTTTAAAGAGCGTTGAGATGTGTATCTCGTTTTGTTGATGATAGTTTAAGAAAACTTAAATTCATTGTCAATAAAAAATATTTAAGTTTTATTAATTATTTTTAAGATTACTTAAATATCAAATGGTTATTTTTTTATTAATTGTTGAATTTGTGAGCTATATCACAGAAAATAGAATGGATAGTGCATCAGAAACAAAGCACAAAGTGATTAGTGGATAGAAAATAGGGAAATTTGATTGGCTAATGAATTGAAAGTAAAGAAAAACCACCATGAGGGCGGTTGAATTAGATGTGTTCAGGTAGGATAGTGATTTCAGCATCAAAAATTTGTTGATCAAAGAAAAGATTTCTTTGCCAAACAAGTGCTTGAGAAAGTTGGCGAAACGCAAACCTCTCAGGGGCAACTTTCTCCAATACTTTCTCAAACTGTGCGTATGTTTTACTAAGATTATCTAATGCTTGAATTGGGTTTTTTGAGACTTTCTTGTTCCACACGATTTCTTGATGATACAATCTATTTCTAAAACGCATTACTTGCTTTAATGAATTATATAGATCTTTAAAATTACTAAAACGCCTATTAAATATAGGTTTTAACGCCTTTTGCCAATAGATAACATGCTTGTTTCTATTTTTATCATAATCAAGCAGATTTACCCAAAAGCCAAAAGTAATATGCGAAATAATATCGTTTTCATCATAACCCCGTTTACTACATTCATTTATTGCTTTTTGTAGTTGCTTTTTGGATTCTAAAGCCAATGGAGCATTAGGATCTTGCGCTAAGTAATGGAAAAATTGATATAGGTCATTGTTTGGGGCAATATTGCGAAGTAGTTCGCTAATTTCATTTCGTAGAGCTACTTCAATTTCTTGAATAAGAGAGAAATAAATGCCAGTACGGTGCTGTAATGCTGTGTAAACAGCTATAGCCTCTTTCTGTTTTGTTAGGTCATTTTGGTAAAAACAAAAGAGATACGCACTTTAATCTACTTTGAGAAATGCTGATAATTTGTTTTGAAAGCATATTTAACCTTTACTTAAATTTTATTTAGTGTAATAATACTCTCACTGGCAATGGACCCGAAGTCCCAGACATAGGAGCTGGACAGCTTTGTAAAGTGTGAGAATCGCTTGTTTGCGGTTCAGAAGAGGTAGGTTTAAACCTGCCTTTTCTTTTATCCACACTGTTCTTCTAACCATTTCTTAAATGTTTCTTTCTTCCAACGAGCCTTCCCTAAAATATATAAATCGGGTTTAGGGAATGATATATTTTTCTCCAACTCTTTATTAATTAGCTCAATGTCAGAACTATATAATTCTTTTGAGTAATAACTCGATTCCCCTATCACGCTTGGGATCGAGGCTCCAGGCTTAATTTTTATATAATGATTAGGAAGCCCAACTAACTCTCTAAACTCATTCACTGTAATACTTAGGCGGCTAATAATATCACTAGCTGAAAGCAATTCAGCACTCCCTTTTATTACGTCATTGATTACTTTATCTCTTGGGGTAGAAGCTAACTGTGCTTTGACAATAGCTTCTTTCACATCTTCAAACTTTGTACTCATTTCCATTTACCTTTTTTAATTTTGGTTAATTCTCTATATTTACATAATAGTCATCCTTTATCATCTATCAGTAACCTCCAGGCTACCAGAAGACTTTGCTTGTCAACGACCACGCTATATTTATCTTTTTCTTCTATAAATCCTATGTTCTACCATAGTTCCTATAATTCTTATTTGTTGTTTGAGTGATGAAAGAGTTGGGTAATCTTGATTAAGAGGAACTAATTCAAAATGATGTCTTCCCAATTCATCTATTTCACTAATCGGTCTATACTTTTTAAAAGTTGCTTCATAATCACCATTAATGGCTGCAACAAATTCTCCAGCCGCTGGTTCTACATTTGGATCTATTACAACTATATCTCCTTCAAAAAACTCATTTTCCATAGAATCTCCCTTGATTTTTAATGCAAATGCATTTTCAGAAACCTCCATATCTGTTAGAACATACTCATACGCTCCTATACTTTCTTTTAAATCCTCTACTCCAGTCCAAAGCCCTGCTTGAACATAGCTTATTAAAGGAATTTTTGTTGCGCCAATATTAGCAGGTATTACATTAGATGGATTCCCTTCACCTTTTAGTAGCCATGTGAAATCACAATCCAAAGCAGTGGCTAGGTCTAGTAGATTCTGTGAATTTGGCTTGGTTGTGTCAGACTCCCATTGAGAAATGGCAACATGAGACACTCCTTTGATAGCGGAGGCTATACCTTTTTGAGTTAATTTTAATTCTTTTCTTCGTTTTCTTATTCTCTGTCCGATTGTTTCAAGTTTCATAATAACCACCTTTTTGTTGTTAAGTTATCTTAACTTCTCTTGACTTAAGTTTTCTTTATACTTATTATTTAAGAGTTCTTAAATTTAAAGTGAGGAAGATAATGTTAAAAACCGATGTTATTAACTACTTTGGAAAACTTGAAAACGTTGCTAAAGCACTATCTATAAGTGTTTCTGCAATTTCTCAATGGAATGAAGTTATTCCTGAGAAAAAACGCATACAAATTACAAGACATTACCAAAGGAAAGTTAAAAGTTAACCGTGACCTTTACCAAAAACAACAAAACTAATTTACCAACACAAAACAAAAAAGAAAACCATAAAAAAACGACAGGAAATTATGGTAATGAGAAGAACGATC